GAACAAGCAAAACACCCCTCTTTGTTTGTTGCGGGTGCTAGGCCAGCCATAATGTGGATATGCGCCTTTGCACTCGCATGGCAATATATTCTAGGGCCAATAGCTGAATGGGGGTTAATTATATATGACCCACTGGTTCAATTACCTGAGTTAGAAACTGAAGAACTCACAGGACTAATCATGGCATTGCTAGGGTTAGGTGGCATGAGAACTGCCGAAAAGTGGAAGGGAGTTTCTAGAGAAAACATGAAGGGTACTCGGTAATGTGTGCTGCCTCTCAAACGCGAACAAAAGGTATACCTAAGAGCAATACAAGAGTCGCGATGATTAAAAACACACTGAAATCACGAAAAGAAAATAGGCCATTCTCAGAGACTTTTATGAATTCACTGAAGATTATGACGGGAAGAGATAAAAATGAATGATTTACTTGCTGACTTACACAGTGAAATAGCCAAAGACTTACTCCGAAGGGTACAAAGCGGAGAAGCAACAAGCCAAGAATTATCTGTCGCTGTGAAATTTCTAAAAGACAATAACATCGAAGCACAGCCAATTGAAGGCAGTCCATTAGCAGGGCTTATAGAAAGCATTCCTGTGTTCGATGAAGAGCCACTACATCACTAAGGTATATGGGAAAACGATCTGACTTTAAACGGATCAAACGAGACTTTTACCCAACTCCCTATAAAGCTGTAGAACCATTACTGCCACACCTACCTCCATTTACATCTTACGATGAACCATGTGTAGGTAATGGCGATCTTATAGATCACTTATCGATCTCAGGGCATATCTGTGTGTCATCTGGAGATATAACGACTGGACAAGACGCCAGGACAATCTCACAGCTACACGGAGAATGCTTTATTACAAACCCACCTTGGGATCGTGCGCTACTGCATCCTATTCTCGAAAATCTATCTAATCTCGGTCCTACATGGCTGCTTTTTGATTCAGACTGGATGCATACGCTCCAGAGCCACGCCTTAATCAATCGATGTCAAAAGATAGTTTCGATAGGCAGGGTCAAATGGTTCCCTGACAGCCCTTATACAGGCAAAGATAACTGTTGTTGGTACTTGTTTGATCAAAATAACGATAATCCCCCTTTATTTTATGGGAGAAAAAGATAAATGCCCCGTAAAGCCTCTAGGAAGCCCACACAGAAGAATAAGGGTGTTTCTGGAGCCACCATAGCCAAGAGGGCTTCTAAGGCTACTCAGAGGCGCTCTGAGGAGGTCGTTTCAGAAGATTTTAGATCATTTCTGTTCTTAATCTGGAAACATCTCAGTTTACCACCTCCAACTCCAGTTCAGTACGATATTGCCTCTTATTTACAGCATGGACCTAAGCGATCTTGCGTACAGGCGTTTCGCGGTGTCGGGAAATCGTGGATCACCTCTGCATTTACGCTATGGCAATTATATAGGAACCCAGATGCGAAAATACTCGTTGTCAGTGCGTCTAAGGAGAGAGCGGATGCGTTTTCGACGTTTACTCTTAGACTTATTTCAGAAGTTCAGTTTTTAAGACACCTCAAGCCTAAAGAAGAACAGCGATCCTCTAAGATTGCCTTCGATGTCGGTCCTGCCAAAGCTGCACACGCACCATCTGTTAAGTCTGTCGGTATCACCGGGCAGCTAACTGGCTCTCGTGGTGATCTCATTATCGCTGATGACGTTGAAGTACCTAATAACTCAGCTACACAACAGATGAGGGACAAGCTATCTGAGCAAGTCAAAGAGTTTGACGCTGTGTTGTCTCCAGGGGGACGTATAATCTACTTAGGCACTCCACAAACAGAGGACAGTGTCTACCAGACACTAGCAGATCGTGGATATGATTTGCGGGTATGGCCTGCATTGAAACCCAGTGGGCAAGAAGAACTACAATATGGCAGCAGTCTGTCTCAATTCATATGCAATCTAGAGACAGAACCTGGGGAACCCACAGACCCTGACAGGTTCGACACTGAAGACCTGTTAGAGCGGAAGGCATCCTATGGTAAAGCAGGGTTCTCTTTACAGTTTATGCTCAATACACAACTCAGTGACGTTGAGCGGTATCCTCTGAAGGTCAGGGACTTAATTGTCATGCCCTGTGACAAGACTATGGCACCCATGCAGATCACTTGGGGACCAGATGAAGACAGAAGGATGGATAGACTGCCTAATGTCGGTATGAATGGCGACTATATGTACGCACCTATGCATATCGATAGGGACAATGTGACTGAATACACAGGCTCTGTGATGTCTATTGACCCATCAGGTAGGGGACAAGATGAGACAGGCTATGCAATCGTTAAGATGCTCAATGGGTATCTCTTTGTAACAGCCTGTGGCGGTCTTAAAGGTGGCTATGACGATCAGACACTACAGACCCTCTCTAGCCTTGCTAAGACCCACAAGGTTAACGCTGTGATTGTCGAGAGTAACTTTGGTGACGGTATGTACACCAAGCTACTTACCCCAGTGTTGAATAAGATACACCCTGTGATGGTTGAAGAGGTCAAGCATAGTCAGCAGAAAGAAAAGAGGATCATAGACACCATAGAGCCTGTAATGGCGCGACATAAACTTGTCATTGATCCCCAGGTTATTGAAGACGACTACCAGACAGCCCAGAAGTACGACCAATCAGCAAGGCTAAGTAAGCAATTAATCTACCAGATGACGAGAGTGACTTATGAGCGAGGCGCTTTACGACATGACGATAGATTAGATGCGCTCTCTATGGCTATAAGTTATTGGGTAGAACAGATGTCTAGAGATGAAGCTTTAGGTATCGCTGATGAACGCTCTAAGGCTCTACAAGCTGAACTAGATAACTTCATGGACGCTGTAAAAAACCCTATGGTTAATAGAAAAACATCCATGAATAATAGACCACTTGTTTGGATGAATTAGAGCCATTTTTAATTCATGCCCTTAATAGAAGGGTGAATATACCTACTACTAAGAGATTCTATAGATTCTATAGATTCTAAAGACTCCTTTAAGAGACAATAAATAGATCAAGTTAAAAGACCCTCTTATGGACTCCCTTTAGACAGTTAAAGGTTGAGATAGAGGTCTTTATTGTCCCTCTCTGTGACTACACTGCTTGTCCCCCTCCGGTGTCACAGAGAGGGACTCTTAAACCTATTAATAGATGTAATAGATGTACTGAAAGATGACTTGGGAAATACACTCTAGTTCTAACCCTTGGTCATTTCCTAGTCCTTTAGAGAGCGAAGCAGATATGACATTACTTGTCTCAAAAGACGACTCACAGAGTTCTAAGAAGCCAAGCAAATCAGAGACGCTTGAGGAGAGATGTACCTGTGAGGTTTGTGAGTGTATTAAAGATGAATGTGAATGCTCTTGTGTACGTTCTTCTACTTAATATTTATATACTAATTAGTAGTAAATGAAATTTGATCCAAAAATCTGAATCGGTAATACGTTAACCTTCCAAAAAAATTTCCCCCGTGCGGGCTTCGCGTCATGCCGCGCCATCAAAAAAAAAGGATGGACACCCCCCGATATCAAAAAATTGACCAATAACCTCGATTATTAGCAGGATTCCGCCATTTCAAACGGTTTTGATATCCGTTGTTGTCGACTCATTATAAATATACACGCGATCCATTCTCAATTTATCGCTTTGCTGCTTCTATTTTCCTTCCAGTGTTTTTTTTTAATAATTGTTATTTTTTTCTTGCAATAGATTCCAATTGGTATATATTAAAATTCATACAACGAACCGGAGAAAACAAAATGACGTTAACAATTGAAAGATTACTAGGACAGGTATTGAAAAGAGAAGCGAAAGCGCGAACCAATGCAACTAATCCTGATTATAATAAATTTAGAAGCTTAATTAAAAAGAATCAAACGAGCTACAAGATAACAAGCGATGAATATATTGAGGTATCGCCATTCAGTCATTTCGATAAAGGGTTAAACTTTCCACATTATAATTGGGGCGAAAGTCTTAGTCGATTAGAGGGCGCGCTTGACGAGTCATGGCACGTCGATGATGAAGGATATGTTGGCGAATAACTTTTAT